TTGCGGCGTCGAGCTGAGATCCTGGAAAGTAGCACGAGCGCAGCTTCGCCATGTGGATGGCTCTTGCGACGCGGAGGAGTTGCTTTCGATCAGTCACCGTAGCACCCTCTCGATGAGCAGGAGCGTCTGGGTCGCGGCCAGCGACATCAGGATGCCTGCCTGCAGGGCTCGGATGGCGTAGCGGTCGGCCGTCCGGTCGCTGCCATGCTGCCGATGCCGGAGGGCCGAGCCGAGCAGTGTGATCGTGGCGACAAGGAGGAAGAGTGACAGGGCGGTGCCTGCAGTGATGAGTGCTGCGATGGTCGTCATGGTGTGGTCCTCTCGATGAGCTCGCCGGAGAGCCAGCGCTCGAGAGCGATGGACCCGGCGTGGGTGCGGCAGTAGTGCTGGCCGTCAATCTCCATCACAGCGGCACGACAGCATCTGTCAGGATCCCATGCTGGGTCCATTCGAGCGACCTTCTCGGCTCGCCTGCCTCTGTACCACTTGTTGTAGATGGTGGTGTCGACTGAGACACAGCACTGGTGGGCGAGCGGCTCTCCGAAGGAGCCGGGGAGGTCTCGCGCTGTGAGTCTGGTCTGCTGGATGGGCATCAGAGGCTCCGCCAGTCAATGGCTGAGACCAGCTCTCGAACATCACTCGGGACCAGCCTGTCGAGGCAGTCGTCTCGACGCGACAGTTCTCGCCACTCCTCGAGTGTTCGACCTGCGACTCGGCGGCTGGGGATTCCTTTTGGAAGTGGGACTGGGTACTCGATGAATCTTGCCTGCTTCTCGGGACCGCAGTGAGAAACCTGCCTGACCGCTTCCGAGAATGGTAGCACCCATGCATCAGCGCTGTACACTCGGGTGTACCCAGAACCACCCGTGCGCCACACCCCGTTCTCGGTCTCGATGTGCACCATTCGACCTCTCCAGCCTTCAGCGAGGTCTGGGTTCTCTCGGAGATCCTTCTGTGACAATGTCTTCATGCTCTGTCTCCTTCTGACTCCGACAAGCCTAGCTCGGCCGAGGGCTTCTGACTAGGGGTCTCTCTGGACGAGTTCCGGAGCCTGCGGTACTCGGCCTCACGGGCGAGGCGTCGGGCCTTGTGGTGATCGTACATGGGCCAGTGGCGGTCGGACCGGGACTGTGGGTCCATGGCTCGGCGCTGGTGGAACTCCTCCCATCCACCATGGTCGGCGATCTCGCAGGACAGATCATGAAGGCTGGTCATGTCTGACGAATCCTTCCACGGCGTATCCGGTTGTGCGGTCGATGAATGGGGTGCCCTCGGGCAAGTCGGCCGTCCAGAATAGATCGGACCTCTGGGTCGCGGCGGCTGTGGAGCCGCCGCTGTACCGGACGAACACCACACGGTCGGTCCAAGATGAGATGATGCCGCGCTCGAACATACCCATTCCGGTGCCTCTGTACATTACGGTGCGACCCTCGTCGCCTGGTCTGGGGTCGATCATCGCCGCACCTCCCGGTCCCACACCTCGGGCGTCACCCATACCCCGCTGCGCAGCTCGAGACGTGGTTGCTGTGCGTGGATCTGCCGAACCCAACGTCCGTTGCGGGTGACCCGTCGCTTGGGCAATTGGTCGCATGACCTGACCGCATGATAGACAGACGTCAGTCATGAACTCCTGGTGGCCCACAGGGCTGCTGCACTTTGGGCAGGCGTAGGTGTGCTCCCATGCTGTGGCGGTGCTTCCAGGTCGAAGGTCGGAGAGATCGTGGTCCGGTCGGCTCTCAGCCTCAGTGAAGAGGGTCTGGAGGAGGGAGAAGATGTTCATTGGGTGGCCTCGTGGATGTGGAAGACCAGCGTTGGCCGCATGGCGACAGGCAAATGGACCAGCACAGTCCCTCGATACTCCCAGCCATCGGGGATCTCTTGTCCTGTTGCGAAGAGCCGGAATGCTCGGCGATCTGCCTTCTCGGGGTGTGGGTCGACCTCCATCCACATGCCGACCTCTCCATCGATCATGGACACGTGTCGGAGCACCGCTCCATGTGGGATGTCATGCGTTGTGACGTCGGATGATGGGTGGATTGTGTACTTCCAGATCGTTCTCATTTGGCTCTCCTTCTGGCTTCGATGGTCAGAGTGTAGCTGTGCGAGGAGGGTTTGACTATGGGGTCTTCTGGAGATACTCCTGCAGAAGGCGGAGGGACTCGCGGGCGGAGGTGTGGGTGATCCAGTGGCCACCCTGATTGATCCACACATGGCGGTACTTGGTCCAGTCGTCGATGAGGACGTCACCACGGTGCTCCATGTGGAGACACTTGTCGATCGACCTGCAGCCGATCATCCTGGCGGTGGGGCCGATGTGTCGGTCCACCCACTCGCGCTTGTTGGCCTCGGCCTCTCGGACCGAGTGTGGGACGCCGGTCAGTATGGTGGGGTCGAGGTGTCGCAGGCCATCCCACAGCTCCTGGAAGTCCGGCATCGGCGGCAGGTCCCGGTAGAAGTGGGGTCGGTCGCGCACCAGTCGCCAGTCGACGCTGTCGGTCGCCTTGTCCGGCCGCACGCCGAAGAACATCTCGTATCCTGTGTCGAAGTCGGCCAGGACTCCGTCCATGTCGACGAACACGCGGGGTTGTGGTCTACTTGTCATCTGCATTCTCCTTCACAATGAGTGCTTCTAGGATAGCGATCAGCCAGGCGCGGGCTGGGTTGTCCCGCACCATTGCTCGGGGCGCTGGCCTTGGGGTCAGCCCGTCTTGACGGCCTAAAGTGGCAATCCAACCGCCTGCCCGCTGCCCGAACTCGTCCAACGTCCACTCCGGCAGCACCGCTTCGTGAAGCGCCTTGGCTGCATTGAGAGAGCCGTTAAATGCGTCCCAAGCAAGCCCACGCATATCCAGCCCATGCGAATTATGAGCTAACCCAGCCTTATTGATCTTCTCCCATGTCGTCGGGAAATCCCCCGCCTTGACCTGATCCCTTAGCTCGACAAGGGCTTGCTTTCTCTCACTCATGGGCGGGAGCCTCCGGGGTGGGTGGGAGTGCGACGAAACGACCGTCATTGAATTCCTCGACCGGGCGAACCCACAAGCTGCCGTCGCTTTCGCTGCGGTAGATGGTGACTTCCCGCATATCGACGCTATCCCCGCCGATGTAGCCGCCCTCATCGAAGGCGTGTTCCATGTCCAGCCAGTTCTCAGACTGCATCTTGCCGGTGCCAATCACCGCGTAGGTGGTGCCGCGCTTCTTGTGCTGGACCCGCTCCGGCGACCCCTTCACTGGCTCCAGTGCGGACCGAATGCGGCGCGCGTAGTCGGCTTGGGCGGCGGCTTTGGCCGTGTCGGGATCATCATAGCAGCCAATATGGTCAGCTTCTCCGGTGTAGACGTCCCAGATATAGCTGTCCGAAGCGAAGCCCATGTTCACAGAATAGACAGTGAAAGGCGTTTCGGCTTCATAGTCGCCAGTCGGTTCATGCGAGCCGTCACCACGATCCGTCTCGATCTCTGACCACTCCAGCGGCTTCACTGTCCGCGCCACCGGCTCCGCATTGCCAGCAGCAGAGAGGGCGGCAAACCACTTGCAACCGAGCTTACACTCGGATCGTTGTTCGCAGATACAGCAAGCCTCGATCTGTTCATTTGTCGGCATCTGTCTGCTCCTTGATGAATGCGACAGCGGCGTCAACATGCGCGCCGAATATGTGCTCCCTGAAATATTGAGGGCTCTTTTCCCGAGCTTCCGCAAACGGCCTCATCACCTCCACCGCCTGCTTTAGGCGGGCCTCGGCGGTTTCGGCTCGTTGGATGGGTCCGGTGCAGATGTGCTGCTCGGCGTCGGCCTCGGCGGCACCGCAGTCGGCGCATACGAAGAGACCGCCCTCGCAGATCGGGCAGTGTGGCTTGGTGCAGTCTGTATGCACGACCGCTCTGCGGTGGGTGTCGCGGATAAGTCGATGTGCTGCGGCGAGCTCGACGTGGGTGTCGGTCACAGCTTGATCTCCTTGAAGGTGTTGAGAGGGTACTTCCACCAGCCATAGCAGTGTGGGTGGCCGATGCGGTTGAACTGGGCGTAGTCCGCGTCCTTCGATCGTTGCACCAGAGCTCGCTCGCCGTCTGGATGCTCTCCGCTGAACTGTGTGGTGGTGGTGCCCTTCTTGAGGTCTGTGCCGATCATCGAGAGGTCCTTCCTGCCTCGAAGGCGGCTCGCAGCAGCTCAGTCAGATCATCAAACTTCCTGGAGTCTTTGCCACAGATGCTGTAGAGACCGTAGGTAATCAATGGGCAGTCGAGCGGGGACATGACTGCAACTGGGACGGGTGCTCTGTAGCACCAGCGGTCGAAGGCTGTCATGCCATTGGCATCTGGCTCCTTCTCGACAGGCTCCTGGTACAAGGGGTGGTGTGGGACCATGTCCTCGCGGACGTAGATCTGGGTCGGGTATCCGTGGCCTGTGGCCGTGGTCAGGATTCGCTGGCCCTCGTCGGCGTTAACGCCGCTGTCGCGAAGGCGGATGCGGTCAGGCCAGATGGGTGGTGTGGTGTAGGTCATGGCGTCCTCCTCAGGATGTCAGGGTGCACAGCAGCCCAGTGGATGAAGTCGGAGATGGAGTCGAAGCGGTGGGAGCCGCACTTGCAGTGGCCAGACTCCGAGGATCGGCGGACGGCTGTGAGTGTCGGGGTCGACGCCATCCCCCGGTACACGAACACCATCTTCGGCGTCGTGTGGAAGCGGATGTGTGGATATCTCTCGGCGAGGCCGGGGAGGGTGGGCTTCCGGGGTGGCTTGTAGTCGAGCATGGTCATTCCGGGCCTTGGACAGCCATGATCATGCTCTCCTCCTCTGTGAGTGCGGCGATGTTCTCGCAGGGCTTCTGGGCATCTGCCAGTGTGAGCCCGGTCTGACCGCACTGCCAGCATGCTCCGATGAACTTCTGACCCTTGGGGCTTGTGCGCTCGATGGCGTGGGTTCGGGCTGGGGTCTGGGTCATGTGGGGTTCTCCTTAGGGTGGCAGACATGGCAGCGGAGGGTGGTTCTGTCAAAGCCTCGGATGTGCTGGGTGCCGAGACATGCGGTGCACCACTCGGAGCTGCTGGCGCTGGTGGGTGGGCCGCTGGAGCGGACCAGTGCGACGTCGGAGAGGTCGATGTTGCTGATGTGGACGCGGTTCTCCTGGCCTCGGAGCGTGACGATCCTGGCGATCTGGTCGAAGACCTCGACTGGGACTGGAAGCCTTACAAGGGTGTGGGTCATGTAGGGGCATCCTTCGGCAGTTGGGCCTTGAGTCTCTCGAGTCTGGCCTCGAGCTCGGCGATGAGAGCGGGGTCTCCGAGATGTGGATACTTGGCCAGGACGGCTGGGTTCCGACAGTCTCGGAGGTCGCTCTCCAGCCGTTGGATCTGGTTGTTGGTGGTGTTCATGATCGTGGAGGTCCCAGGGTGATGAAGCCTCGGCGGCAGTCGTAGTTGATGTCGGGGCGGGTGATTCCCAAAGCCACGCACTCGTCCGCTGTCAGGCCCACCATATACAATGAGAATCGGCGATGGGCTTCGCTCCCCGGCTGCTTCGGGTTGGGGGACGCTATCGCTGTGACGACACGGTTGTCGCGACGGCTTGTCCTGGCTCTCATTTTAGATCGGACTAGGCGAGTGGTGTTCCCTACGCCGGGCACCTCTCCACGGCGATGCCCTATCGGAAGGCGGAGGGGTCGCCCTTCGATGTCTGTTAATGGCTCGGACGTTTCGCCTCGAGCGCAGACATAGATGGGCTTGGCAATCAGCTTCTCGACTGTCTGCATGCCGATCTCGGTCGTATCCCTTGACAGGGAGAGGACAACCTCCGCGTGAGACAGTTCCCCGATCAATCGCAACAGCTGCATGGGTGTCGGGGGTGTCGGGGGTGGGGCCTCGGCCATAATTCGGCCGTCATAGAGTGCTCTCCACAGGTGGGTGGTTTCCTCGGTGGTGAGGGTGGTGTAGACCTCGGCGTGTTGGGGCATCATGGGCGAGGCTCCAGTGTGGCTAGACGGAGGAACTCCTGGAGGTCCATGATTGTGGCTCGACTGCGCACATCGTCGTCGTACTGGTATATGACGAGAGGCTGGGTGGGTCTGGCACAGCCAAGGACTGTGAGGAGTTGACCACTGGGGGAGAATCGCCAGCGGGTGCCTTCGGATGGTGGTTTGGGAGGAGGTGGGAGGTGACTCTGGATGTCGCGCAGAAGAGGACCAAGTCGCTGGTCTCCTCGTGGGTCGTAGGGGCTGGAGAGGAGGGTCTCGGCGCGGCGCAGGAGGGTGTGGGCTTCGGCGAGGTCCTGGATCGTTTGGTCCAGGGACAGGGCTGCGGAATGGTGGCGCATGGCGGTGTCCTCGGTGCTGGTGAAGTGGGAGGAGGGTGGGGCGGGGACGCTGGTGCCGGGACAGTCCGTTGCTTTGGTGCCGTCGGGGCATCCGCAGTGGGGCCAGCGTTGGCAGTTGAAGACCATGCCTGGAGAGGGGCCGGTGTTGTGGGCAGAGACACCCTTTCTGAGGGTCTCCAGAGCCTGGACAAGATCCTGGTATCCAGGCCAACGGGGGTGGGTGTTGTCAGTGCTGGCCATTGGTCTGGGCCTCCATGGTGGCGAGGAGCTGGTCCTCGGTAATGCGCTGCCACTCCCAGGACTCGACCCAGAAGCAGGCGAAGTGGTCGCTGCCGACGTGGGCCGCTATCCGCATGTCTTGGTGCGTGCCGAAGTGCTGGCTTCCGGAGTCGCGGATTCCGACCATTATCTGAGAGGTGCGGGGAGGGGAGCCAGTCTCGAGGACCATGGCCCATGGGACGGAGCTTCTGGCCCAACTGTGCGGCATGATGAGGTCGCCAGGTTCGACATGCTCGGGCTTTCGGATCTCGTATTCTGGTGGGATCTGGACGTGGGGGTGAACAGCGATGTATGCGGCGTGCATCTCGCGGAGGGTGGTGATCATGGCCTCGAGTATCATGTGGTGGGTCCTTCTGGCACTGCGGTGAAGTGGAGCATGCTCCGACCTTGGATGGGTCGAGGGGTGGTGGGGTCGAATCCCATCTTCTTACCCAAGACAGCCCATGCGATGTTGGCTCTTTCCTGCTGCGATGGTGGTGTTCCACACTGAAGCATTATCATGGGTGTGGGCTTCATGGCCTCGAGGAGCGCGTCGCAGTCCTCCTGGGTCATGGTGTATTCAACTCTGTCGGTCATGTGGTCGGGTCCTTTCTGAGGGAGATGAGGAAGTCGATCTCGGCTTGGGCTGCGGAGGTCCAGGCGGGGAGGGTGTCGGGGTTGGGTGTGGTGGCCCAGTTGTCGTGGGCCTCGACTGCAGCGATGTAGGGGGAGCCGACACAGGCCACCATCTGGGTCTTCTGGTATACAGGGCATTGGCCGCAGCTCAGGATCTGGTTGCCGTAAGGGTCGTTGATGATGGTTCGGTGTTGGTGGCACAGATCACAGGATCGGGGTCCGAGGGTGGCTGTCTCGGGGTTGTCGCGGTTGTGTATCCAGTGTTCGATGGAGGCTTCGAGGGGTGTTTGGGTCATGGTCGAGCTGCCATCGTTAGGAGGGTGGAGGCGAGGATGCCGGGGAAGAAAATGAGGGCTGCAATGAACCAGTGCTGGTTGATGAGGGCCTGACTTACTGCGGAGAAGATGCCGATGTCGATGAGGTTGTATCGGTGGTTTGTGAAGTATCGGAGGAGAGTCATCATGGCTTGGTGGTCCTCTCGGTGATCTCGGCTCGGATCTGTTGGAGGTTGTGCTCGGTCCATGAGATAGTTGATGTTGAGACTGGCTCGGTACATCGAGGAGAGGGTGTTCACGTCCAAGAGGGCTTGGATCATGGTCCGGGATCTGGTGCTTATCATCTCCATGTGGAGGGCTCCTGTGTCGGGGGGAGCATCATGAGGTCTGTGGGCTGGTCTGTAAAGGGTGACATCTGGGGGTCCTGGCGAGTGGGTCGGGGATCGTGGCAGACACCCTACGCTCCTCGGCTCGGGTCGTAAAGTCTCTCTTCTGGAGAATGTCAGAACTGATCTGAACAGACAACTGAGTAGAGAAGAAAAACATCAGCCTGACCCCTCAGCCGGGTCCCACTGGAGACGCAGCGGGATGAGCGGGGAGGTCGCACTGGAGCCTCAAATCTCCAGCCCGGACAATGAGACAGCATTCCTGACAGGCAATGTTCTTCTCGACGATCGCTTCTTGAGGCTCAATGTCTCCAGCCCGGTCTCCATCTCGATGATATTGGTTCAGAAGTACCAATATGTCAAACCAATTGGATCGTTTTCCATAACTACCCGTGACTTATGTCATATGATATTGGTTTATTGGTAAATTTCGATTTTTTAAAATTTCTTCTGTCCACGCGCGTACGCGCATAATGCGTCACGCGCGCGCTCGAGCAGGCCCGTATATGCCCGTGCTCATGCGAAGGAAATTTTTGCGAAAAATAATTCAAAAATCTACCAATACCAATATCATTTGTCCCAAGTCATTACGACTGCATACGAATTATGGTATTGTTTTCGATTGCAAAACAATACTACCAATATCACGTCGAAATAGTAAACACTCAGGGGTTCGCGTGTCGAGGATCATGAAGAAGAAAAATTCTTCCTCATGAGTACGTGCAATGAGGAAAATCCCCGGCCTCACTGGACCGGAGGGAACTCGCTGAGAGCACTCAAATCTCGTATGGGCCGACCCAGGTCAGGGTCTCGTCGACCGGATCTCCCTGCTCTCCGCTGGTGTAGAACGCCCAGCCGTCCTTCTCGGCGATCGGAGCCCACTCTGAGGGAGGGCTCATCATTGCACCATCCATCGTGATTGTGAAGCCTTCGAACTGGATGGTCTGGCCTCTGTCGTCTCCGAAGAGGGCTGCGGCCTGATGTGGTGTGATGCTGGGTGGGGTCATGGTCTTTCTCCTTCTGGCTGACATCATCATGCCCGACGTTCGTCGAGAAGTAAACCCTTCCTGAATGCATACGATAGTAGTCAACAGCCACAAATCGCGCTATACCGAGCTCGTCGGAATCGCAACTTGGGAGAGCAGCGGTGAGAGCAGAAGCAGAGATAGTCAGGTCGACGATGCGCTGGGCACACGACCTTGTTGACAACTGGACTGGGCCGAGTGGCCGAACCTACTCCACAGGATACACACGATGCACCATGAACGGGATGATGACCCGAGCGGACGCTGCGACTGCGCTCGCAATCGCGGGTGATCTCGCCAACGTGCGTGACGTGTACGCGGAGGCGCGGCTCGTCGCAGCGCAGCAACTTGAGGACGACGACCGGGAGACTCGGTCCGCACCGATTGGACTAGACTGCGCTGAGGAACTGGTCCGACAGTCCAGGATCACTCTCCGAGGAGACCGCAGAGTATTATTTGAGCAAGGTTGTCGTATGCGGTACTGGTCTGATGTAGCTCGGCACTGGCCGGGAAGAGTATCTCACTCCATCCGAGATGACTGGGAGAAGGTTGCTGTTGAGTTCTGGCGTGGGAACCAGGATCTTCTCCAGCGGACAGCCGAAATATTTTTCTTTACTTCCGCCAAAAAGTCGGATATTTTGGGTACAATACATGCCTCTGCGTCTCCGAGGAACCTCCAAAGTTCCGGTAGTTTCTGAGCATGTTTCTCAACCACACAGCACGGAGTTTACGAGACCATCATGTCTGAGGGTGAGAAGCCATATATCGAGGGTGCCATCGGCAACTCTGGTGGCTGGAAGTCCCACGAACTTGAGCGTATCCCAGAGTACAAGGTAGAGATCCTGCGGATGGTTTCCGATGGGATGTTCATACGTGAGATCGCGGACGCACTTGGTGTTCAGACTAAGCTGATCCGTGACTGGCGAGCCATGGACAAGGAATTCGATGCGGACTACATTACCGCGACCGACGAGGCCACGGACACCATCGAGCGTGAGGCCATTCGCCGAGCTCGGGATGGGGTCCTAGATCTCGTTATTGCTGGTGGTCGGGTGGTTATGGACCCGGACGACAACACCAAGCCTCTGAAGCGTCGGATCTACAGCGACGATCTAATCAAGTTCATTCTCAAGGGTCGACGCCGTGAGACCTATGGCGATCAACCAGTGATCCAGCAGACCCTGGTCATGGACGCAGATGGAGTTCGCAGTGAGCTTGAGCGCAAGTTCGATAGCATCGCTTCCAGCACCAAGACGGACTGAGTTCCTCCGAGGACTCAGCCAGCAGGAGCTCCAGTTCGTCCTCCACGACTGGAAGATGTGGGCTCGTCCAGAGCAATTGGCTCCTGAGGAGTTCATCCGAGGCGACAAGTCTACATGGATGATTCTGGCGGGACGTGGCTTCGGCAAGACCCGGACAGGTGCTGAGACTGTGAACGCCGAGGTTGAAGCTGGTCGTGCACATCGGATCGCACTGGTCGCCGAGACTGCGGCCGACGCTCGAGACGTGATGGTCGAGGGACCGTCGGGAATCTTGGCAACGGCCAAACCTTGGTTCAGACCCAAGTACGAGTCGTCCAAGCGCAAGATCACATGGCCGAACGGGGCAATCGCCCACACATACAACGCCACAGAGCCGGACCAGCTTCGCGGTCCGCAACATGACTTTGCATACTGCGATGAGACAGCAAAGTGGCGTCACGCACAGGAAACCTGGGACCAACTGCAGTTCGGACTCCGGATAGGAAACCCCCGGCAGATCCTTACGACCACCCCTCGTCCGATCCCGATAATTCGGGACTTACTAGCCGACGAGTTTACAATAACGACCCGAGGGCGAACCCTCGACAACGCAGCGAACCTTTCGAGCAAGTTCCTACACCGAATCGTCAAGCGGTATCAGGGCACGAGGCTCGGTCGACAGGAGCTCAACGCTGAGCTGCTCGAGGATCTGCCAGGTGCACTGTGGACTCGGGAAATGCTCGAGGCCTGCCTGATCGATGTAATGAAGGTCCCTGCGCTCCAGGAGATCGTCGTCTCGATCGACCCCTCCGGAACCGCCGGAGAGGAGGACGAGGGCGACAGTGTCGGAATTGTGGTCGCTGGCCGCGCTGACGAGAATGCCTACATCCTCGAGGACCTCACCTGCAAGGAGGGTCCAGCGAAGTGGGCCGAGATCGCAGTCAAGGCATACCATCGCTGGGGAGCCGACCGAATCATCGCCGAGCGCAACTATGGTGGTGCGATGGTGATGCACACGATCCGCACAGAGGACAAGAACGTCCCCTATCGCGAGGTGGTGGCGTCCCGAGGCAAGTTCATTCGCGCGGAGCCGGTGTCGGCGCTGTACGAGCAGGGTCGCGTTCGCCATGTGGGCGTGTTCGCGGACCTGGAGGACCAGATGACCATGTTGACCCGGTCCGGATACGAGGGCCGAGGCTCGCCGGACCGTTTGGACGCAGCTGTGTGGGCCATCACGGACCTCATGCTCGGAGAGCCGGAGGCCCGCGCTGGCGTCGCGGAGGTCGACGGAATCTACTGACAACCAATCCTGGAGGAGATCCCCATGGAAAAGACCGTAGCAGTACTGACTATCAAGGAGGCCGGTCGCATGACCGCCGAGGGTCGCGAGGAGCTGGCCGAGTGGCTGCGAGCCCAGGCCGACGGAGTGTTGGCGGAGGGCAACAACTATGCGGACCGCTTCCGCGCACGCTTTCTGGTGTACAAGAGGGAGTCCTGATCCATGTCCGACAAGCCCACGATCGTCCAGCTTGAAACCAAGAACGAGATGAAAGCGGGCCTGGAGGCTTTCCGCCGAGACCTTGACGGCCTGACCGAGCAAGCCAAGATGGTGGCCCACGTCAAGCGAGCATACTTCGAGGCCCTCACAGATGAGGGCTTTACCGACGAGCAGGCCCTCGAGCTCTGCACCTACTCGATCACCCTCTGAGGACTTCCAGTGCCCTTCACGATCAGCACGCATCACCCACTGTACGACGAGTTCATCGTTGCGTGGCAGACGATGCGGGACGCCATAGCCGGGGAGGACGACGTCAAGCAGGCGGGCGAGGTGTATCTGCCGATGAAGTCCGGGATCCGGGCGATCACCGACGCCACCAAGCAGCTGGCCGCATACAACAATTACAAGATGCGCGCCGAGTTTCCAGAGCTCGTGTCACCCACCATTCGCGGCTCAGTCGGCCTCGCCCATGACCAGCCGGCAACGATCACACTGCCAGCGGGCATGGAGTACCTCCGCGAGCGAGCCTCCAAGGACGGGCTGACTCTGGACGCGCTGCACAAGCGCATCACCACAGAGCTGCTGTCGATAGGTAGGTTTGGGCTGCTTCCCTCCCCGACCTCGTCGGGTCAGTTCCGGATCGCCACATACAGCGCCGAGAGCATCATCAACTGGGATGACATTGAGGATCAGCTCAGTTTCCTGGTCCTCGATGAAAGCGGCATCGCCCGCAATCCCGAGACCAACCAGTGGAGCGAGCAGGAGTCGTACCTAGAGCTCGCGCTCGAGGATGGCCGCTGGGTCACTCGCAAGTGGAGCGGTGGGACGCTCTCCGCTGAGGAGCTGGAGGCTGCGACCACCAAGAAGGGCAAGGCCCTGGACTTCATCCCCTTCGTGTTCGTTGACTCGCAGGACCTGACACCTGAGCCGGACGACGTGCCGATGTACGGTCTGGCCAAGATCTCAGTCCGGATATACCGACTGGACGCCGACTACATGCAGGCTCTGCACATGACCGCCGAGCCGACGCCCTATGTGACCGGCTTCAGCGACCCGGCCAAGGCTGTCTCGGACGGCCTCGTGCCGACGACGATCGGTGCCTCCAAGATCTGGATCCTTCCAGAGGGAGCCACGGCCGACTTCCTCGAGTTCTCAGGACCAGGCCTAGAGGCCCAGAGCAAGGCAATCAATGCAGCCCTGGAACGAGCAGTCATGTTCGGTGCACAGGTTCTCTCGGAGCAGGGTCAGGCTGCAGAGTCTGGCTACTCCAGAAGCCTGCGACTCCAGGGCCAGTATGCGACCCTGAAGGGCATTGCCATCAATAGCGCAGCAGGCCTGGAGCGAGTGCTCCGGAACATTGCGATCTGGAGCGGCGAGAACCCGGACGAGGTCAAGGTCGAGCCGTGGTTGGACTGGACGGACCACACTCTGGATGCCCAGCAGCTGACCGCGCTCGTGGCCAGCTGGCAGAGCGGAGCATACTCCAAGTCGAGCCTGTTCTACAATCTGCAGCGGGCGGACCTCGTGCCGAACAGCCGGACATTCGAGGAGGAGGAAGACCTCATCGCGAACGAGGCCGGGGGTCTCTCCTCGAAGACCCTTCCGACCGATGATGACGATGACACCACCATCGAGGATGATGACGAGGACCAGGACACCAAACCCTGATGCCCGATCGAACCTGAGGCTCGACCGGGCTGCTGGGATGGAGTGTCCCTAGATCATTAGAGCATCATGTAGTCCTCCCCTCTGGGGTTGCTCATCAACAATGAGTCTTCGTACCAGATCAGGTTGCCCGACTATTCTGGAGAAGTAACCGCGATGGCCACCGCAAACGAGATTCTCCTGGACGCCAGCATTCGGCACCAGATCGGCCTGCAGCGGTTCTCGACCGCCACGGTCCGCAAGATCCTGAACCTGGTCGGCCGCGTTGAGGAGGACATTGTCAGCCGAATGCTGAAGACCTCCGATGGCACGGTCAGCCAGCTTCGACTGCAGAAGATGCTCGAGTCCTTGAGGGAGATAAATGCCGAGGGATACGCGAAGATCCGGGGTGAGACCAACACTGAGCTGCGCAATCTGGCGAGCTATGAGGCAGACTATCAGGCAGCGAGTTTGGCCCGAGCGATACCGCTGGAGCTCGACATCGTCAAGCCGTCGGCCTCACAGCTGTATGCTGCCGTCAACGCAAGGCCCTTCCAGGGACGGTTCTTGAAGGACTGGTACAGTGAGCTTGAGGTAGGTGCCCAGACCCGGTTGCGTGGTGCCATCCAGATGGGCTTTGTCGAGGGCGAGACGATCGACCAGATGGTCCGTCGGGTGCGTGGCACCAAGGCTCTGCAGTACAAGGACGGTGTCCTCGAGATGTCCCGCAGGGGAGCCGAGGGGATGGTCCGGACCGCCGTGAACCACACGGCCACAGTGGCACGCAACGAGACATACAAGGCCAACCCGGACGTCATCAAGGGTGTTCGCTGGGTTGCGACGCTGGACGCAAGGACGACCCTGATCTGCGCCTCGCGCGATGGCGAGGTGTACCCAGTCGACAAGGGGCCGAGACCCCCGGCTCACTTTTCGTGTCGCAGCTCGACCGCTCCAGTCCTCAAGTCCTGGAAGGAAATGGGCATCAACCTGAAGGAGGCACCTGAGGGAACTCGGGCCTCGATGGACGGTCAGGTGCCTGCGAAGACGACCTACAACGACTTCCTGCGGCGACAGCCCAAGGACTTCCAGGACGACGTCCTGGGCAAGACCAAGGCAAAGCTCTTCCGGGACGGCGACCTGCCGCTCGACAAGTTTGTCGATCGGCAGGGTGCAGAATATACATTGGACGAGCTCCGTCGCCGAGAATCGGCAGCATTCGAGAGGGCTGGATTGTGACACTCACCCGCGCAACCCTGTACGAGGGCGCTCGCTTGATCACTGCGATCGTGGTGATCCTGGGCATGGTCTGGTCAATCGGCAAACCACATGCCACGGAGCTGATCAACCAGACCGTGGAGCAGAAGCTCCACAGCCTCGAGCAAAAGATCGATGACGCTCAGATAGGGACCCTGAGCAGTCAGACGCAGCTGTCACTCCAGCAGCAGAAGCTGGAGAGTATATCCAAGTCGCAGGACGACGCTCGGACCGATATCCGGGACGTCCAGCGCAGCCTCAACGCAATCCTCCGGGAACTCCGGAGGCCATGACAGACAAGGTGGTCCAGCTCCGAGTGATCGAGAGCAGGAAGCCACGACGAGCTCTCCCCCGGACCCGCGCATCCGAGCAGATCACCTGCAGGGTGTGCGAGAGCGAGACTGGTGTTCGCACCAGCCTTGCGGTCTGGGGAGTGCAGAGTCCGATGCGGACTGGACGACAGGTGCATGGTGGGGTGAAGAGGCTGGTCTGCCTCTACTGCCTCGCAAGAGGTGTGGAGACGTTCCTTACATGATACACCCCGAGGCTCGAGTCCACGATCTGGCCACCGTCGACGGCTCAGTGTCCATAGGGCGACGGACCAGGGTCTGGCAGCATGCCACAGTGATCCTGGGCACGGTGCTCGGGGAGGACTGCATCGTCGGAGCCTGTGCGGTACTGAGCGGTCCCCGCTTTGGCTCCCGCTGCAAGATCAGCTCCGGCGTTGTGATGGGGCCAGGGTTCTGGGTCGGCGATGATGTGTTCGTCGGGCCAAATGTGGTTCTGGCCAACGACATGTGGCCTGAGGTCTCGACCGAGGGCTATGATGACAAGCTGCTGCGGCTCGGTCGCAAATACTGCGTCATCATCGAGGATGGGGCCAGCATCGGCGCGAACGCTGTGATTCTTCCTGGCGTCCGCGTTGGACAGTTGGCAGTCGTTGCGGCCGGAGCGGTGGTCGACCGCAACGTGCCGGACGGATGCCTGTGGCACCGCAGCGGCCGAGTCAGTCAGATCCCAGCCAACCGACGCGAGAAGCGGATGAGGTACGCATCGCAATGACTGAGATTCGAACAAGCCCAGTCCCTGCAACACACATTCCTGACAAGGAGCTGTTCAGAGAGGACGGGGTCGGCAAGGTGCCAGGATCCTTTCGTCTGTCAGAGGTCGAGGAGGATGGGTGCCAGAGATTCTGGTACTGCTGCCCTTGTGGTTGTGGATCGCTCGGTGCATTCCGAGTCGGTAACAGGTTCAAGCCAGCTGGAAGTCCCCCGTCCTGGAACTGGAACGGGTCTGTGGATAAGCCAACCTTGACTCCATCGGTGCACCATGTCGGGCACTGGCATGGCTGGTTGCGGGATGGGGTCTGGGTGTCTGCATGATAACGATCGCAACCCTGTTGTGGGACGCCAACTCGAAGGGCGCAGGCTTCTCGTCCATGTACGACGAGTCGTGGGTCGAGAAGTTGTGGCGTGGCTTCGATCGGAACCTGACCGTGCCGTGGAGCATGGTCTGCTACACTGACAGGGAGCGCGAGTTTGCGTATCCGATCGAGCAGGTCCAGATCGACAGCAAACAGCCGTCCTATGCGGACTGCATCCAGCCGTACGAGCTGGGTGTGCCGATGATCCTGGTCGGGCTGGACACGGTCGTGACCGGCAACTGCGACCATCTGGCGCTGTTCGCCCAGAACTCCACAGGAGTTCTCGGCTTACCTCGCGACCCATACCGCAAGCAGCAGGCCTGCAACGGTGTGGCGCTGGTCCCGGCTGGGATGCAGCGGATGCGGCACCAGTGGGCCGGTGAGAACGACATGGAGTGGGTCCGACGGTTCCCACATGTGTTCCTGGACGACTTGTTCCCAGGACACGTCGTGTCCTACAAGGGCCATGTGGAAAAGCACGGCATCGGCGATGCACGGATCGTGTACTTTCACGGCGACCGCAAGCCACACCAGCTCTTCGAGGGCAGCGCGATCCTGAGGCACTGGATATGATTGTCGATCGAACAGGGGCCACCAGAGTCGTCATCCTGACTCGCAAGCATGCAATCAAGCTTCCGAACTTCCTAAATGGTTGGAAGTTGTTTCTTCATGGTCTGCTCGCCAACATGCAGGAGCGACAGTTCTCGACAACTGGGTGGCCTGAGTTGTGTCCTGTGGTCTTCTCCACACCAGGAGGCTGGCTCGTTGTGATGCGCAGAGCAAGGCCGATGAGTATCGAGGAGTTCCATGGCTTCGATGTGGAAGGGTTCTGCGATCAATCGGAATACAGAGTCCCAGCCGAATCAAAGGCGAGTAGCTTTGGATATCTAGAGGGTCGGATAGTGGCTCTGGACTATGGTTCCTAGGGGTCGACATGAAGACAATAATCCTGGGCGGAGCAGCCTGCGTGTGGGACGATCTGGCAAAAGCCGAACGGCTGTGCGACGCGGACTGCGTGATCGCCATCAACGACGCGGGTGCCTCGCACAACGGCCACCTGGACCACTGGGTGTCGCTGCATCCTGAGAAGTTCGACAACTGGTTGAGACAGAGGACAGCGAGAGGACTTTCTCCCCCCGGCTCAATCTGGTTTCACAAGAACGTCGGCGAGCGAGAGGTTCGCCGCTTCGGTGGCGAGTTCAGGAGCCTAGAAGATTTGGGTGGATCGAGCGGGCTGTTCGCAGTCCGAGTTGCACTTGAGGTTGGTGCCACTCATGTGATCCTCTGCGGCGTCCCGATGGACCCAGAACAAGGACACTACTTCGACAAGAAGCCCTGGAAGGAAGGGCGAAAGTATCAGGCGGCATGGGAGAAGAGCCGCGACGAGATGGCCGGCAGAGTCCGATCCATGAGTGGATGGACAGCCCGGCTGTTAGGAGAGCCCGACGAGGTCTGGCTCAGTTCAACAGTCGCCACAGTGTAGCGACACAATAAGGAGAGACCCAGTGGGACTCAAGGCAGTAATTGACAACCTCGACAGTGTCGAGGAGGGAATGCACGCAGCGTACATCGAGAAGGATGGCAAGTTCTTCCTCGACATCAAGACCGATGATCTCAAGGATCACCCGGCGACACAGCCACTGCGCAATGCTCTCGAGCGAGTGCGGGGGGAGAAGACAGCCCTCCAGACCAAGCTCGATGAGGCCAACACACGGCTGAAGGATGTCCCCGAGGACTTCGACATCGAGGAGTATCACCGGCTCCTGGAGCTGGACGACATCGACCCCAAGGACAAGGACAAGTCCAAGGAGAAGCGGGACGAGCGGCTCCAGTCCCAGCGCCAGCAGTTTGAGCAGCGCATCGCCACCATGAAGAAGGAGCATGAGGAGGCTCTCGCGACACGTGACGCCGACCTCGAACGTGAGCGAACGGAGCGGGCCAGCGAGCATGCCGAGCGACAGCTCGACGCGGCGCTCGATAAGGCCAGCATCGATCCCAAGTTCAAGCGTGCGGTGCGCGCCATGCACAAGGACACAGTCCGGAGTCGTCGCGAGGACGACGGCAGCATCACCGCATACATCGAGACGGATCTCGGTGAGACCGACGTGGACTCGTTCGTCGAGAACTGGTCCAAGTCTGACGAGGGCAAGACCTTCGTCATTGTACCCAGCGGACCCTCTGCAAATGGTGGTGGGACGCAGCGTCGTGGTGCTGGTGGGGAGAACCCATTCAGCAAGAACCACTGGAACAAGACCAAGCAGGCAGCATATCGCATGGACGTCCCCAACGGGGAGCGCCTTGCCAAGGCTGCTGGCTTTGCAAGCCTGGACGAGGGAATGAGGGCCACTCGGGCACTCGACCCAGCAGCCAGCTGACAGACGCCGAGCAGTGCTCGGCACCCTCTAGAACCGCAGCCGGTCAGTGACTGGTTGATTTCACGATGAAACCAGCCAATACCCAACACAGGAGAACCTGACAATGGCTGCTACACTTCTCTCGGATGTCATCATCCCCGAAGTCTTCACCCCCTACATGATCGAGCGGACGGCCGAGCTGTCCCGCTTCTTCACGTCTGGACTCGTTGCTCCGGTCTCGGAGCTCGGACTCAACAACACCGAGGGCGGCGGAACCGTCAACATGCCGTTCTGGCAGGATCTGACCGGTGACGACCAGGTCCTCGACGACGGCACTGACCTGACGGTCACCAACATCTCGGCCGAGAAGGACGTCGCTGTCCTGAACGGTCGTGCTCTGGTGTACGGCTCCAAGGATCTGGTGGCGGCTCTTGCTGGCGACGATCCGATGGCAGCGATCGCCGACCTCATGGCCGCGAAGTGGGACCGACAGTTCCAGAAGATCCTCCTGGCGGTCATCGGCGGTGCCATGTCCTCGCTGGCGGCTGAGTCGCCTGCGGTGAACACCCTCGACATCTCGGGCCTCTCCGGAGCGGCTGCGGTGTTTGATGGTGAGGCGTTCATCGACGCTCTCGGCACCCTCGGCGATGCTGAGCAGAACATCTCGGCTGTGGCTGTCCACTCTGCAACCCACCGCCTGATGAAGAAGCTCAACCTCATCGACTACCTGCTGGACTCCGAGGGCATGGCGACCATCCCATCGTATCAGGGCAAGCTGCTCCTGATCGACGACGGTCTGCCCTATTCCGGTGGCATCGCCGACACCTACCTCTTCGGACAGGGTGCCATCGGCTATGCTGAGGGCACTCCCAAGGTGCCGACCGAGACCGAGCGCAATGCACTCGTCGGTGGTGGTGAGGAGTACCTCGTGTCGCGCCGTCACTTCGTGATGCACCCGCGTGGCATCGCCTGGACCCCTGTCTCGGGCGGTGTGCCGGCCAAGACCTTCCCGTCCAATGCCGAGCTCGCTGCAGCCGGCAACTGGACCCGGAAGTACGAGTCCAAGAACATCCGCATCGTTCGGTTCCGCCACAAGCTGGCCTGAGCGATCTGACAACAGGAGCTGAGGCTCTCGGGCCTCAGCCACCCACCACAGCACCACAC